GTCTTCGTAATACTGCTGTAATTCTGGTAACATTGTTGTAATTCTACCACACTTTTCTTATTTTGTCAAGCACTTTTTACCGCTTTTGTCAAGTTTTTTATTTTTGACGGGCAGCAACGACCTGAAGATTAGCAATTTCCTTCTTAGTGTCAATATCTTTCTCTTTTAGTGCTAGATTTGCTACTTTTATGCGTCTTTCAAACTCTGCGGTGGGATCATTAGAGTCTGAAAGGTACTTAGAGGCACTAGCAGCCAGCGAAGCCTGCAATTCTGCTGGTTTCAACTGCGTATCTACAGCCTCTGCCTGTGCTTTAGTCTGGTTTAGGAGTACTTCAGACTCAAGTTTGGCGTTTTGTAGCTGTGCATTCTGCATTTGTAGCTGCTGAACCATCTGTTGAGCCTGCTGTGCCTCAGGATTGGGCTGCATCATCTGGTCCATCTGTCCAATAATCTGCTCACGGTTGTTCAAACCGCTGTTTTCGATGATGGCTCTGAGCACAATTGGCACAACAGGGCTATCTGGACCCAAGGTTTTGAGTAGATTCATGAACTGCATCTGCTCATACTCACGGGCAATGATGCCTAGGTTGCTAGAAGCGATAAAGTTGAAGTCCTGTGCAGGGTAGTTCTCTGGATCAAACTGCATAAACCGATAAGCAGACTTCTTTACAAACGGGATCAGGAACTGCTCTTGGAAGTTAACTAGGGTTCTCTTATTCTTCTTGATGATGGCTGAGAGGCCAGCACTCATGCCAGCACCGTCTGCTGTTGTAGGCGCAGGCATAGTCGAACTATCTACCGTGCCAGTAGCCATTAGCATCATCCGCATAAACTCACCAGCGATTTGCAGGTTGCCAGGATCAGTGTTGCCGAACTTAAATGGCTGGAGGATCTCGGAAGGGTTTCCGTTGGTTAGGATGGTCTTGCCTGGTCTTACCTCAAACTTGGCACCACGAGGTAGCCTTGTAGCATCGATGCCCATCATCGGTACTGTGGTAAGTGCTAGACTGTCTAAGTGGGCACGGATCTGAGCATCAATAGCCTTTTGCATATTGTAGCCCTTCTCAGCGATGCCACGACCCCAGAAGCGGTTAGGCATAGAGTCGTTCTGGAAGGCTACGATGGGACGGTCTTCCATCATGTAGGGCGACAACTCAGCCTTAAGCAGGTGCTGGTCATTGGCGATAACAACGATGCCTTCAACCAATTCTGTGTAGTCTGCTGCTTCGTTGCCAAACTCTTCTTGCTTTTTAGCAAACAGTTCAACAATCTCTTCATCAGATCCAGACTCGATCAGGTACTTCGGCACCAACCCATAGTAGCGAAGCAATAGTACCTTGTCTTGCTGATACTCAACGTCTTCCTGTACAGGCTCAATATCGCTGTCTACAGCGGCCTGACCAAGGTTCTCAACCTTATTATAAACACCAGACTCCATACCAGCCACAACAGAGTGTAGTGACACATACTCTTCTACCGCACAGCCCATAGCCTCTTCAATGCTGGTAGCGGTGGGGTCAATCAAGAAGTTCTTAGGATTGATGGCTTTGAGACCAACAACGAACTTAGGCACTTCCTCAACACCAATAGCAGAAACACCCATCTCCACGATTGGGCGCATTGCTGGCCTTAGCACAGTCTTCTCTGCGATGGTAATCTCACCGATGCCGGTGCCATAGACAGCGCCTAAGAGCACAATGTCTGAGACTGACTTGCGGACCTTCTGGTTCTTAAAGTCCTCATACATCTGGTTCTTGATCTGCTCTACATCAATTCTTTGCTGATCTTTTTGGTCATCAACGATGTCAAAGAACTTCTCACCACGACCAAAGATAGCCTCTTCGATCTCAGCGGTGTGGGACTCGATTGCCTGCTGAAGGGCAGGGGTTACAAGCTGTGAACGCTCAGAATCTCTTGTCTTGTCTTCTCCAGACCATAGACCACGCCAAAGACGCTCATACTCTTTCCAGGACTCTAAATAGTTCTCATCCCGGTGGTTGCGCCACATAAGGCAACGAGATAAGACCCACTCAGTGATCTTAGCTTCTTTACCGTTGTATTCGTTTTCTTGCTCTTCCATGCTCTCTCCTAGTAGCCTGAAACGGCATCCATTGGTGTGTAATCGTCTTCCTCATAGTCTGAGGTGTACTCTGCAATCGCTATCTGGTCAATGTAACTTAAGGCATCAATCAAGTCATCGTGGACCTGGGGGTTAGGGAAGTTCATCAGTTCATCGATGATTTCACTATTCCAGGGACCCTCATTGAAGGTAATCTTTCCGTGCTCTAATCTGCCCTGTAAAGACCAAGTGATTCTATCTGTCTTTTTCTTGTTTCCATGTGTGAGGTCTTCAATACGGAAGTAACTGTTATACTTACGCATAAGATCAGACAGATAAGGTAGAACGGCATTCTTTAATGCGCCTCTTTCGATGCCAACACAAACAGGCTCATAGTCACGGACCACATCAAATATCTTCTGTGCGGTCTGCTTAATGTCCCACCTACCGTACTCTATATCTGCAACCCACCAACCCTCAGACGTTACCTTGACTATCGCTATTGCTGACTGGTCTAACCTCTTCTTCTTTGCAGTGGTAGCAGCAGCGACATTTTCAAAGCCAGCCAAGTCTACAGCTACAAAGTAGCGACCATCCTTGGGTTCTTCCTCGTCTACTTTAATCCACTCTTCTTTGAAAATGCCACCAGAGGCAGCCTCAAACGAAGCCATAAACTCAGTCCTGAAAGCAAAAGAGGACATAGACTTCTTTGCAGCTTCAATCTCTTTTGGGTCAAGTAGCGGGTTATCAAAGCTGGTAAAGTGCCAACTCTTGTACTCTTTATCGTCATTCTTCTCACCGTAGTTGTACAACTCATAGAAATGGTTGCGACCCATCGGTGTACCAATAAAGAGGGACTTGCCCTTTAAATCTGCTAGTGCTGGTCTAAGGATCTGCTCAAACACTGAAGGCTTCATGTCTGCGTACTCATCGAGCACCACAAACTTTAATGAGACACCTCGCATTGTCTCTGGCCTATCAGCACCCTTTAGACTGATGACAGCACCGTTCACTAATTTTATCTGCATATTGTTGACATGGGAGGACTCAATCACTGGGTTCCCAAGTTCCAACAACGTGAGCCACATAATGTCTCTGGCTTGCCCCTGCGTTGGGGCTACATACCACACATTGCCTCTGTCAGCCTGCAATGCCTCAACAATGAGCATCCAGGCAGCTAACCTAGACTTACCTGTTCTACGGCCTGCTGCGACCACCTTAAACCTGCTCTGGTCATTCCACACCTGTTGCTGCCAAGGCAATAACTTAATGTCCAGATTCATAGTCTACGTCTTCAGCATCAATGGTGTCTGCCTCTACCTTGGCATCAGTGACACCAGAAATATTAATTGTGATACCAGCTTTGCTGGCTGCACCATGCTTTTCAAAATAAGACAAAGGCAACAATCTATCAGCACACATCTTTAACATCGCTGCCTGGTCTTTGTCAGTAGGGTCCAAGGCTTTGTTAATAATCGTTTGGATGATCGTGTCACCCTTTGTGGTTAAGAGCCTCGCATGAAATTCTCTTATGCGTGCAGCTTCACCGGGAGGTCTTCCTAACACTGACCTCTTTTTCTTTGCCTCAATAGCTGCCTTCTTCGGACGACCTGCACCTCTAGGGTTCTTCTTAGGTAACACAGAAACCGTATTCTGTGTAGGCATAGAAGGGGCATCGGTGGAAGAAGACACAAGAACAATATCTTGGTCTTTTGTTTCCAAGTTTCTCTCCAATATAGATCAGCACAGAAAACACAAAACCTAAGGTTAGTTGTTAATGTATGTTTTTTTTAAGGCACAACCTAGTACTTGTTGTCTCAGTGCTATCAATATAGAGGACTATAGCACATTTTTGCTGTTTTGTCAAGTCCTTTTTTTATAGTCTCTTTAGTGGCTACACAGTGCCTGCTCAGGCCTTCGCAATGCACAGATTCCAGCACTGATTTCATTGACCTTCATAGGTAGACCTAAGATAAGACTAAGTAATTGATTATATTGATCTTTATTGCTGGTTAATTATTGACCACTTATAAGTCTAATTTGCTCTTTTTTGTGGCTATGGTGGTTCAACAATATTATCTACATTGCCACTACCCCACCCCCCCTATCATGTTAGTCAGTGCTTACTATGCCGGCTGTGTTGTTTTAGCGCAACAGTGTTGTTTATTAGAGACAGTGTGGTGCAAAAGAGACAGTGTTGTTTATTAGAGACAAGTATGTGGCGGTGTTGCACCAATACAACACTACCTAGGCTGTGTTGTTTCTATACCACACTTAGGGCTGTGTTGCATAAAAACAACAGTGTTGGGAATAAACCACAGTGTTGTAAATAAACAACAATACCTGAGTAGCTTAGTCAAGATACGGGTTTTCCCTAGTATCTTCGATGCAATTCTGTGCGTTATAGTAGAGTCTGAGTTACACAATTAAACCACTAAAGAAAGGCACTACCATGAGCATCAAAGTCGGAGATAAAGTGAAGTGTTTTGTGAACACTACTAAGAAGAACGGTGGAAAGCCCAGAGAAGTCAATCAGTGGGTCTCGGGTATCGTCTACCATATCGGGGATACTGTGCTAGCATTTGAGACTGACAACGGGCACATATACGGTGTTAAGATTGAAGCTGTGACGCTAGCCTAACTGATGAGCCCTAAATGGGCGAAACCGCAGAGATGCGGTCTTAGGCACAAACTAAATAAAGGAACCTAAACTATGATCGCAATTCATACTAAGTACATTTCACCCTCCAACAGCCGTGGTGCTCGCATCAAAGCCTACACAACAGGCTCAGGTAATCACAAAGGCTTTACTGCCACTATCTCATATCCTCACGAATACTCTTTTGAGGTTTGCCACTTTCAGGCCGTTAAAGCATTGGTTGAAAAGAATGCCCTCGATTGGGATTTGTCAAATATGCGCTATGGTGACAGCGCAGACGGTAAGGGGTACAGTTTCTGTTTTGATTGTTCAACCGTTAGGGAGGCTTAATCATGAGCGCATGGGAATATGCTAGTATTGCAGTACTTTTGCTGGGCTGTGCTGGTGTCATCATTGTGATGAAACCATGGGACTTAGACTAAGGGGATTACAATGAATGCTAATGATATGGAGGGGAATTTGTCATTGATATGGAATGCTTTACACTTTTACAGAGAGCATGGAATACCCGAAGGCGTTTCAGAATATGACGATCAATGGTCTGAATTGTGTTCCGCAATGGCTTACATTTCGGAGGACTTAGGGATTGATTCAATGGAGGGGCAATAATGACTAACGAAAAGATTAAGGCCTATGCTTTATCGCTAGGTTATGAATTTAATGACGAGGACTGCAAGTACATAATCGATACATCTTATGAGGGTGAAACAGTAGATACCGCTGTGAACGATTTTCTAGACGCTTTCGAGCGATAAGGGGTAAGAATGTATTCAATCACAATTAAAACCTGCGGAAACCCTGACAGATTCCAAGACCCTGACAAGCCATTAACGGGTGTCCCGACTACCGTGCTAGAATCCGAAAGCATGGAGGGTCTTCAGTCATTAGTACAAGATTTTCAGACCGAAAACTTTATAGGGTCAGGCAATTGGATCAACCCTAAAGTATTGCATAATGGGGCTGTGGTTGGGGTTATGTCTTTTAACTGTAAATTATGGGGTCAATAATGAAACACAAACAATGTAGCGCAGATCAAACAACCATGAGCAGTCTACGAGGCTATGTTAACGCCACTTATGACGAATTGTGTCGCTGTTTCGGGGCACCTACTGTATTCATAGGCGATAAGACCAATGCAGAATGGTTCATAGAATTCGAGGATGGCTCAGTCGCCACAGTCTACGATTGGAAACTAGACCATATACCATTGGAGCCTTATCGATGGCATATTGGCGGGTTCGATGCCTACGCTGTTGCATCTGTGCACGAAGCCCTGATAGAATCTAGACTGTCTCACTTTACCAATAAGCAAAGAGAGGTTTTATCATGTTATTAACGAATGAGGAAGTAGTGGACATTTTAGACGATAGGCTAGATTACAGCGACTTCGGAAATTGGCACGGCAGCGAGGATGATTTGATTGAGTTTGCCTATTATGTTGTGAGAGCAGAGGATCAAAAAAGGCTACAGCTAGCATATGAAAAGGATTTATTGAGAGATACCTATTTCAGCGAATCAATGGAAGCCTTTGATGCTCTATGTCTTAAAAAGGTGACACCATGAGATGCCGATCATGTAACGAAGCATTGACGGACTATGAAACCACAATCAGGTCAGTTTACACCAGGGATTATCTGTCCATGTGCAAACAGTGCCTAAAATCGATTAAAACCGACCTTGTTGCCGTCGGTAATGTTTCCCTGATGTCTGAGGCCGACGAAACAGACGAGGGCACAGAGGCCGATTTAGACCCCTTAGCAGGCAATTTCGATATTGAGGACTATTCTGATGACCAATGGCGGGACAGATGAGGGTTGGCACGATTCTTGCTATTAAAGACTATATTGACTAAATAGTCTATTATGAAAGAAGACTTTAATAAGTATTTAAATCTTTACTCTATAGAGACAATAAAGAAAGGTAGCACTCAATGGAAAATGATGACTTAGAAAGAATTTATTGGTTTTGTGTTTCTGATTGTGTTGACCTATTAGCGCATGGCTCTACTGACATTGAGACTTTGCTAAATGATGTCTATGAGGCTCTGAAGCGCACTAAGCCCGAAAGTGGTACCTGTGTTGCCCTTTTGGCAATCATTGACCAATTGGCAGAGGAAAGGACTAGGATCAATGCTAACTCAATCTAAAAACAGGTTCGTTAGGCATACTGAATGTCCTGATTGTGGCTCTTCAGACGGCAGGGCAGTCTATTCAGATGACAGCACTTATTGTTTCGTGTGCCACAAAGCCTCTAAAACGCTCTCAGAGGGCTTCTCTGACCCAGGAAGGGGTAAGGTACTACCGATGACACAGAAACCCGTTGTAGAGCCTCTAAAGGGCATTAGCGGTCAATTCCTAAGCATACCTGAGCGAGGTATCACAAAATCCACCTGTGAAGCCTATGGTGTCAGACAATCAGGGACAGAACATTATTATCCCTACTGTGATGACAGAGGTACTGAGGTAGCTTTCAAGGTCAGATCCGTGGCTGACAAGCAATTTAGGTCTCAAGGCAACATTAAAGAGGCTACCTTGTTTGGTCAGAATCGGTATCCTGCCGGCGGTAAATATCTGACCATCTGTGAGGGCGAATTAGATGCCTTGGCGGCTTTTCAGATGACAGGCTCGCTTTATCCTGTGGTTAGCATCAAGAATGGAGCACAGTCGGCTGTCAAGGACTGCCAAGCCCAATTTGAGTACATTGACAGCTTTGAGACTGTTGTGCTTGCCTTTGATGCTGATGAACCTGGGCAGGAAGCAGCTTTAGCCGTTGCTGACCTATTCGGTAGCAAGGTCAAGATCATGAAGATGTCCAAGCCCTACAAGGATGCCTGCGACTATCTCAAGGACAACAAATCTGCGGACTTCGTAAAGGCATGGTGGGCAGCAGAGACCTATGTGCCTGACGGTATCGTTGCCGGCTCTGAGTTGTTTGAGTTGGTGATGCAGCCCTTGCCAAAGGCTCAGGCACACTATCCTTATGCCGGCCTAAACGGCATGACAGGCGGTATCAGACAGCAAGAGATGGTGGTGGTCACTGCCGGCTCCGGCCTTGGCAAATCTCAATTCATCAGAGAAGTGATATGGCAGTTGCTCTGCGAGACTAAGGATAATATCGGGATTATGTTCTTGGAAGAGTCGGTTAAGCGGACTGCCTTGTCTCTGATGTCATTGGCGATCAATAAGCCATTGCACTTGGCAGAGACTGAGGCAACAGAATCGGCTAAGAAAGAAGCCTTTGATAAGACCCTTGGCTCTGATAGGCTATTCTTTTATGACTGCTTCGGTAGCACAGCAATCGACAACATCATCAATCGGGTTCGATACTTTGCCAAAGGGCTAGACTGCAAGTACATTCTGCTAGACCATGTCTCTATCGTGGTGTCTGCTCAGGATCATGGAGATGAGCGCAAAGCCATTGATGAGATTATGACCAAGCTGCGTATGATTGTGCAGGAAACAGGCGTGGCCTTGTTTGTGGTGTCCCATCTCCGCAGGCCAGAGGGCAAAGGCCATGAAGAAGGCGCAGCCACTAGCCTGTCCCAATTAAGGGGTTCAGCAAGTATTGGACAATTGGCTGATATGGTGTTAGGATTGGAAAGGTCAGCACAGCATGAAGACCCAATCGAGAGGAACACGACCAGAGTCAGGGTTATTAAGAACCGATACAGTGGAGAGACTGGTAAAGCCTGTGCCGTTCTCTACGATAAACACACAGGCCGCATGAATGAGATAACGGAGGCCGCACTATGACATCTGCACTACTGATAGGTTGCTTTGCTTTTATATCATCAATATTGAAAGGCTTGAAATGACTGAATATTCTTATGACTATTGGAATGATGCTGACTATGACACTCTTGACTACAGTGCTCTTGAGCAACTAGAAGAGCGCATCAAAGACCTTGAAGAGGTCAACGAAGAACTGACAGCACAGATCAAGGTTGCCGTTAAACTGATTAGCAAGTTTAATCATCCTGAAGATTATGGGCACTTGCTCGACTCTGATGCAAAGCGTGAAGTAATGGACTTTCTAAAAATCTATGGAGACTATCTAAAATGAAACTAGAACTGGAGGTGGATACCTGTGTTGGACTGGGCGATAGTGGTAATGTTGAGTGTTTTATTTTTACTGATGACGGCAACGTTCCTGCTATAAGCATCGATAAGAAGCTGGAAGACTTGGTGCTAGAGTTTATTGACCTAAGGCAGGTCAGTGGAAAATACTCTGATGCCCACAATCCTGAAAGGCAGGCACTGATGAATGCACTTGAAGACTGCCTAGCACTGCTGAAGCAAGCATGAGTAGTTGGCTGATCATCGTAACCGGCTGCATCTATGCTTACATTGCAGCAGAGCAGGGCATGAAGGGCAACATTGCTCTTCTGGTGGTGTATGCCGGTTATGCCTTTTCTAACGTAGGTCTTTATTGGATGTCTACAAAATGATTAACTACCTGCTTTTTCTGTTATTTGTCGTTATCTTCGCCTTTTGGCTGGCTTCTAAGGAGGATTAAATGTCTAAGCAACGAGTGTCTGGTGTGCCCTATGAGGTTGAACTTAGTCCCTACAACCCATTAGATTACATAAAAACTAAGGCTGACTTGGATGCTTATGTGTCTGCCTACTGTGCCGAGTTAGAGCGTGAGAACGCTATGATGAGGGCTAGGATGGAAAGGCTTGAGTATGAGAACCGCACACTAGATGCCTTGGTGTTCAAGTTAAACACAGAACTGATAAACCTAAAGAACACCATCAAATGAGTCCATGTAAAACCATTTGCAAAGTTGATAAAACAGGTGTATACTGCATAGCCTGCTTTAGACTGATGTCAGAGATTGAGCAGTGGCCTACGATGGATGATACACAGAAGGCATTTGTGGTAGCAGCTTCAGAGTTAAGGAGGATAGCAAATGAAGCCGATAAGCGTTACAAGCGTAATAAATAAGAGTGGTGTCCTGACGTTGTACCTATTAACAGATGATGGTACCCTACTAAAGAAGAGCGAAGATGAATCAAGATGGACAGAAGTCGATAGTTTTCCTGGACATAGAGACAAACTCCCAGTTGAGCCAGATCCACCTATGCGTAACAAAGGAACTAAGAAGCGGAGAAGTTAGATGTCATCACAAGGCAGACACTTTATTAAAAATGTTAGAGGCACAACCACAAGTAGTAGCGCACAACGGAATCAGCTTCGACTTCCCAATCTTGAACAGGCTATGGAATACGAAGATAACTCCATCGATGTGCATAGACACCCTAGTCATGTCAAGGCTGATGAGTCCAAACAGAGAAAACGGACACAGCCTAGAAAGCTGGGGCAACAGGCTAGGAAGGAAGAAGATAGACTACAAGAGGGTCTGGCACAGGATCAACAAACTCTCTTTTGACAAGAAGAGCACCCTACCGTTTGACCAGCCACACATGGGTTTGCTTGAGAAGTATTGCAGGCGTGATGTAGAAGTACTGGAGTTAACTTACTTTGAACTTTTAAAGGAGAAGGACAATTATGGTTTCTCGGAAAAGAGTATCGACCTCGAACACAAAGTCGCAGCCATCATCTATAAGCAAGAGCGAAACGGTTTTAAATTCGATTTGCCAAAAGCTATGGTACTTCTGGCAGGACTTAAAGATAAAATGGGCACAATTGAGG